CGGAAAACGGCTTGCAATTCGAGGGAAAGCTACCCGAATGGGCAAGCGCGATCACTGAAGCGCTCAAGCGCGGTGATCTTTCTGGTGCAGTGAGCATCGGATTCAGGGCTGACGAGGACGGGTCAACCTACAACAACAGGGCAAGGCTTCGCACTGTGCATGCCGCCCGTCTTCACCATGTTGCAATAGTGCCTCAGGGTGCATACCCAAGCGCACAAGGAGAAATTTCGTAATGAAATCTCTTGAACTTAGAGACCGCAAGGTCCAGCTGTGCGCTGATGAGCGCAAGATTTTCGAGGCTGCAAAGGCCGAAAACCGCGCGTACACCGTCGACGAACTCGAGAACATCGAAAAGCTCGAGGCGGAAATGCGTTCCATTGACGAGCAGTCTGTTGAATGCAGTCGCCAGGAAGAAGCTGCCGCAGCAGTTGAAGCCCGCATGAGCGAGCCCGTTCACGAGTTCACTATGAGCGGTGACCTGGGTTCAACCGGTGCAGGCGCTGGCGGTTCGGGCCTGAGCGCCACTGAATCACGTTGGTTCAACGACATGATCGAAGGTCGTACGACCCAAACGACCGGCACTATCGGCGAATTCATTCCGAAGCCTCTCCAGGATCGAATGATCCAGCTTCTGGATCGTGTTTCCGCGGCTCGCCAGGTGGCCGACGTGTTCACGGTTGCTAGCCCGGTTCGGGTTGCTCGCCAGAGCAGCTATGGCACAGCCCTGACCGCTGTTGCTGAAGCAGGCGCGGCTGTTGCGTATGATCCCGGGATCGATGAGATCGATACTTCAACGAAGATTTCAAAGGGGTTCGGCGAATCAACTCTCACGGTTGAACTTCTTCAGGATTCCCAGTTCGATACCGAAACCGTGGTCATGAACATGATCGCGGAAGCGGCTGGACACTTCCAAGAAAACGAATTCATGAACGGGGACGGCAGCGGGAACCCTGAAGGTCTCATGGTTGAGATCACTGGCGCGAACGCTTACGACGTGGGTGCTTCTGGTAATGCTCTGACCGCAACGAAGGTGACTGAAGCGCTGCTTACCAAGCTCCCCCCGCAGTATATGGGGCTTCCGCGGTACTTGGTTGTGAGCCAGCAGGCTGCCGCTAATCTGCTTGCGGCGGAAGATGGAAACGGTCGTCTGCTCCTTCAGCAGCAGGCCAGCTCGACGTTTGCGAACATGCCATCGATGAGCATCCTTGGCACTCAGATCCTGATTTCGTCGGCTGCGCCAGGTGGCAGCGGCACCGCAGGGGCATGGGCAAACAATGATTTCATGGGCACGATCCTGACCCAGGGCAGCTATGGCATCTACGACCATGGCGGCTTCCAGATGCTGCGTGATCCGTACTCCGGCGGCACCAATGGTCTGGTCAAGGTCAACGGCTGGATTCGTTCCGCGGGCATCGTCCAGCGGCCCCAGTCGATCGTCCAGATTACGTATTAATCAATATCCCTTCCTCTCCTGGGGGGTGGTGTTTCGGCATCACCCCCCGGTAGGGAGTCTTCATGCTGGTTGAATCAGTAACGAATACCAAGCCGATTTCGCTTGCGCTGCTGCGCGACCATCTCCGCGTGTATCACACCGGGGATGACGTTAATATCAGCAGCGCGCTCGATGCAGCGGTGGAGGCCTGGGATACCGAATCACTGCGACCGATACGGGATACGGTTTACAGTCAGGAATTTGACTCGGTTCCGGCTGGGTATCGATTTGGCGCTGGCCCTGTTTCCCGCGTTGCGTCTGTGGTCTGGTATGACGCAACCTCGCACGTGGGGACCACACTCGCGGCAACCAGTTATCGGCTTTCTCAAAGTGGGCATTGGCCCAAGCTTCAGTTTTTGTACGACTATGCCGCTGATGATTCCGCTTCCGGCTGGTGGAAAGTGACATGGAACACAACCTGGGCGCAGCCCGCGGATGATGTCATCCGGGCGGTGCTGATGCTTGCGGCGACTTTTTACGATGAACGCGACCAGCTGACCCCGATCGAGATGCGTGCGAATACGGTCGGTTGGAATGCGATCGTGAACCGATGGAAGTGGCCCGCGACATGAGAAGCCGCCGACGCCAGCGAAAGTTTGAGGTTCGCCAGGTCACGGTTTCCGATGACGATTACGGCCAGCCGATCCGCAGTTATGCCCGCCAGCAAATGATTGCTGGCTACTTCATAACTGGATCCAGCAACAAGGGCGAACTAGCCGAAGCCATCCAGGGCACCCAGTCCAGCGTTCTGGAGACCAGGTACATACCGGATTTCGTTTGGACTCTTGAGCATCGTTTGCAGGACGTGGAAACGAAGGTTGAATATCGAATCACGGCCCTCGAGGACGTGAACGGGCGTCACGATACGTTCAAAATCGAGCTGGAGGAGGTGGTCCAGTGATTCCAGCCGTTGTTGGTGCTGCTCGGCTTCTGCTTGTGAACCAGTTTCGCGCTGCTGCTCAGCGGGCTGCTGTTGCGGAGACTCGCAGCTTCGCACGTGCGGAAATGAAGCGGCTTACTAACGTCACGTTCGAATTAACTGGGGACAAGGAACTTTCACGCCGGTTCGTCAAGCTGAACAACAAGATTCGGAAAAAGATGTCTTGGGTAGCGATGCAGGACGCGCTGAATGAATACCGCAATATGGCTCGGAAGAACTGGCGAGCAGCACCAGTGAAACGCGCCAGGGGAAAGACGCGGCGGGCAATCGCCAGCGCCTATCGAATCAAGCGACGTGACGGCGATACCCTCGAGGTTGGCGTGAGCTACAGCAAGTCGAAAGCGCGTGTGGCGAACCTGCTTGAATGGAACACGCGAAGGACTCGAGGAAAGCTGGTCGGTACTTCCACGTTTGAAGACACTCGGACCAGGCTCCTGAAGATCATTGCCGAATCATTGAGAGAGCAGATCTACAATGATCCGGAAAACAACAAGGCACGCCGGCAGGCTATTCGGGCACGAGTGGGGGCACTCTAGATGCTGAAGCTGCTACGCACGCACCTGCTTTCTGACACTGATCTAACCGCGCTCATTTCCACGCGGGTGGATCCCTTCAACTTGTCGGAGGGTGGGGTGGCAGCCCTGCCGGCGGTCTTTTATACGGTCGACGACGAATCCAGTTTGCAGGCCCTGACCGCGCAAACCATGAAACTGTCGGCAGTGAATTACACGGCTTTCAGTACCACTCTTGCTGAAGCTGAAAACGTTGCAGACAAGGTGCAGGCAAGGCTCGAGGATTATTCGGATACCACCAGCGGGATACTGCATGTCCGCTGCTTGGAGCGGGACCGGGATACGGTCGAACCGTTCGACGGCTCAGAAGATTACTTCTATTCAACTACACTCATTTTTCAGGTCTGGCATACGACATGAGTTCAATTCAACCCGGCGTGAATTCCACGGTTTCACTTGGTGGCGTTTCGTTTACGGCAGCTGTGTCAGTGGACAGTACCGAAGAAAAAGAGCGGATCGATATCACGGCGTTCGGGGCAACGGTTCGCGGGTACGCGTTTGGCGTTCGGGCTGCAACAGAAATAACGATTCGAACCTATGCAGACCCGGGGAATCTTGCAGTTGGTACAGCTCTGAGCGCTACTGACATCAAGATCGGCGGCACTAATGGGCGCAGCTTCACCGGCGCGGCAACCGTCGTGAGCTACTCGAGCAGCGCTGACGTTGACGGCGCGACCACGTATGAAATTGGCATTCTGTATTAAAAAGGAAATGAGAGCATGGGTGAAATAGGTAGCTTTGAATGGTTAAGCCAGCAGAAACCAACGATACACACAGTGGAAGTGCAAGGAAAAGAGTTCCTGATGCGCCAGCCCACCGTCCGCGATCGAGACCGGTTCGACGCCCTGGTAGCGAAAATGGATATGGGGGCTGCCCGTTTGCGGACGCCCTTGCTCCAGGGGTTGCTGTGCGATCAGACCGGTCTGCTGATCGCAGCCGATGCAGACTTCGACGATGTACCCGCGGAACTGGTAGAGCCGCTGGTAGACAAGGCTCGGGAGTTGTACGGGATCACCGATTCCCCTACGGACGGCGGCACCGACTGATCGCCCGCATCGCTGCGGCTTCAGGGGTTCCGCCCTCAATCATCATGGATAACTGGACAGCTCAAGACATCACCCTGCTCGAGCGCGTTGACGGCACCTGCGGTTTACCAGACCGCCAGATCGTGATGCTGCTGGCTGCTGCGATCAGTTCGATAGGTGGGCAATCCCCCGAAGAACTGTTCAAGACACTGTTTCCGGAGGGTCTCTGATGGCTAAGGCTGGGTTTGCTGGATCGCTGGTCGTTGATGCGAATTGGAAAGGGCGCAACCTCAATCGGGGCATGCGTGATTCTAAGAAGCGGGTCAACAATTTCGGCAAGTCCATCCGGCGCATGGTGGGGGCTGTCGCCCTGGGCGCTGGTGCCTATGTCGGTGCTAAGGGTCTGATCGGTCTTCTCAAGATGAGCAAGGCTGGCAGTGAAGCCTGGTCGAAATGGCTGATTGCATGGGCTTCAATTAAGAGTTCGATAGGGAAGCTCGTCGCAGGTCCTGCTGCCAAATTTCTTAGCTGGGCGTCTGATGTCGGTTTACAGTTTGCAACGTATCTGAATCAGTTTGATTCGCTTTCCGCATTGTTTAACGACGTGTTTGGTTCTAGCGTGCTGAAGGGCTTCAAGCAGCTAACTGAAGAACTAATTGTTTTATGGAAAACGCTGGTGGAATTGTTCACCAAGGCTCAGGATGCCGTCGCCGATCTTGCGTATGACCATATCTACAACCGGCCAACAATGCAGCAGCAGCAGCAGGAACGCGGCGGCAAGATGCTATATGGCGGCGTTGATCAGTTATCTGCCGGCCCTAGTGCTGGGCCTATGGCTTATCCGGGAACGGGATATTAATGACACGCACCTACACGGTCACCGAAAACACGAACAGTCGAAAGATGCAGATCCAGACTCCTGGCGCTGGCTCTTCCGTTTTTTCTTATGAGTTCAACATCCGCCCTACCAGCGGATCCGCCGGAACGGTCAATGAGGAATATCAGGCTGCGTATACTGCACTGAGAACGTACCTGGGTACGCCGATCGGAAAGCTGACTGATATATCCGCGTACAGCTCAAGCCCATTCGGGGCGCTGGGTTCAGTTCGTTCCATCAACATGGAAATCGAACCTGGTTCGGATCACGTATACCGATCGGTCGTGGCTTGGCAGTCTGAATTTCCGGCGATCTATGATTCATCGAATACCGATCGTCTGGTGATCAGCGGGCAAGCCTCGTTAAATTACAGCAGCCAGCCGGCCATCCGTATGATGGATATGTATAAAAAAGCAGTGGTGCCCACGATTGCGCAGCAGACCGCTGCGGATACTGCTGGCGGTTATTACCACAGCAGCTATCTGGTAAGTGTTTCGGGTACGAATCCGACCTATAACGGCGCCAGCATCGACAGTTTGGATGTCGCGGGAAAGCCTGTCAAATTTCCGGCAGCACAAATTGAGGTTGTGATCGACGAACCCTGGTGCAGTACCACCGACCTAGTTCAGGGTACTGAACTGGGTGTTTGGCCTTCCCCGTTGGGTAACAGTGCGCTGCTGTACAAACGGAACAACTCGGCCTGGCTGGGCTTTCCCGCTGGCACATTGTTGTATATGGGCACCACCACCAGCCCGCGCCAGTTCCACACGCACACGCTTTCCCACCGTTTTATCTATGACGAATTTCAGCATTTCGAACAGCAGACTTTCCAAAGCGTGTTTGGCATTGACAACATCAGCGCGATAGAAAACGCATTCGGGACAAGCATCACAGTCAATACTTCTCTGTCAGTTTTCTGGTTTAATTACTATGGACTGGCCGATTTCGATCACGCGTCAACCGGGTTCACGTGGGGCAATGCCGCGACGGCCACCCAGGTCAACAGTGGAATTGAAGATTGGACCGCCGCTGGCAACGAAGGACCGATTACCCAGTGAGCCTCTACACCAGAAACTCCCTGTCAGTTGTTTCCCAGCTTCGGAACAATCTTCCGAACCTGCGAGCGTATGACCCCGGCCCGCGTACTCAGTTTTCGTTGGCTCAGGTTCCGTTGAAGATTATCTCTTCCGAAGCTGTACCCGGTGAGGCCTACCAATGGAAATACACTGTAAAACCAGCGCGGTTTTCCTTCGCAACGGCTGAGTGGGACACCGTTGCCCTCGAGGATTTCCCTTACGCCTATAACGGCTGGGAAGCCGAGAACACTGCAACTTCAGTTCTGGCATTGTCCGGCGAAAGCCCTGCAGATTTGCCTACGGGATTCACAGTTGATCCGCTTCCGGACGGCTTGGTATCTCTCGGAACTGTTCAGTATTTCAAGGACGCTGACGCCGACATTGTCGGGCAGTTTGTTTTCTACCTAATAAATGAACCAAATCCAATCGGGGGGACGTGCCCATGAGTGAACTCGCAAGACTCGGAGGGCTCGGATTCTGCCCAGGTGAAGCCTGGACTATTTCATATGATTTCAATCCAGCTATCAGTGCTTCTGCAGTGGTGAAGCTACGAGTTTCAGCGCTGGAGGTAACTGGCGTAGTAACGCCAACCGGTAACAATGTCACGTTTTCTTTGACGTCTGCGCAAACAGGAAGCCTGCGGCAATTCTGGCTTTTTGATGCTCAGTTACAGATTGACAGTTTGGCCACCCCGGTTGAACTGCAGACTGGAGAGACCTTTCTCGGGTTCTCGAGCGGCCCCGATCCCACTGGGGCGGTCATCAGTCTCACCGCCGGCAGCGGGATCAGTGTTTCGCCGGATCCGATTACGTCCACAGGAACGATCACCGCCACCGGAACAGTCGCCGCAACACTGGGGGGGCTGACCAATGTAGCTACTGCAGTTGATTCAGCGGCAAGCGGTCAGGTACTCGAGTACCAATCGAGCAACTGGACTGCGCAGCCAAAGAAGTACATTCCTGACCCGTCTGAAAACGGTGTTGCGATTGGAAAAAAGAAGATCGGCAGTGTTACGAAAACGCTGTACCTGCGGACGTTCTTCCAGGCGTATGACACAGGTAGCGGGCCGGCCGGAAACGTGACGTTGTGGACTGGGTCTGGCATGGATCCGGGGTGGACTGCTCGAGGCAACGTGATGACCAGCGGCGGGAACTCTGTTTCTGACGGTTTCTATTCACGCGCTGAAGTCTGGAACAATGGTTCCGTGATCCTCACCCGAAACGCTGGGTACAACGATGCTGATTCGGGATATTATTACGAAGTTGAATACACCCTAACCGCGGATACTGGTGGTTGATATGGTCCGGGACTCTTCAAGTAATCAGCCTGGGGAGCGTGTCAACCTAGGGACTCGGGACTGGCTGGGAATCTCTGGTTCGTTGGTTGGCGTTCTCGGTGTAGTGCTTGCAACCTACAACCAGATGGATCGTTCATTGGTTGGGCTGCAAGCTGAGGTTCGTTCGCAGGCTGCTCAAATCGAAGCGCTTCAGGATGACGTGACCAGACTTGAATCAAGACTCTTCGGGGAGATAAGACAGTGAAAACGCCAGCGTTCTGGGTCGTATCTTCAGTGTGTGCAGCGCTCGCGCTGTTCGCTCTGAATGGCTGTAATCTGAAGTCTGCAATCGTAGTGGACGTTCCGCCTGGGGTTGCGTCTTCAATAGGGCTTGAAATTCCGGCCAAGCTCACCCAGGCGGATCAGATTGCAGCCGATTGGGATTCGTTTGTGAACCGCAACACCAGGATGCTGGGGGCTGCGATCAGTGATGCCGATGAACGCTACGTGGCTCTGAAGAGCCTGACAGACCTGGGCCTCCAGGCTGCTGCCGCTGGTACTTCAACGCTTCCGGGGGGCGCTCTGCTGCTTTCAGGGCTCACCCTGATGGGGGGGCTGTTCATTCCGAAGCCTGGGGCTGGCGCTCAGCTTCGACAGGAAAAGGAAGACAGCTTCAACGCTGGACTCGAGCGTGGTCAGGAGTTAAACAGTTGACCGGCCGCCGTGATCGCGGTTGTTGCTGTTCAAGTGTTCCAGACAACGGTTCGGCGTATTGTTGTGATCTTGATGGCGATGGCACCTTTTCAGGCTGCAGCCAGGAATACCAATTGCAGTGGGGTTCAATGCAGTTTGGCCTATTCAATCTCGGGCCGTCTGGTTCTGGTTGGCCGGACTGTTGCCAAGGATCATGGTCGATATCTAAAGGGTCGACTGTTCTCGAGCGTTTAGCGTCTTCTGCTGATGGTGGACCAACCTGTTTGAATATGGGGTCGGCACCGGATTATCTTCCGAAGCAAATTGGAAGCTATACAGAATGCGTGGGATCGAATGTCCTTTGGTATAGACCGTTTTCCTTTTCGGGTTCATTGGCGTACCAAGGGAACGGGGCGAATTGTTTGCGGAACGTGTCAGACTGTGGAAAGCCGGTTCCTTGCGAATGCAGTGATTGTCTCGGCAACAACAGCAATATTGACTATGGCGCGTTTGGATCAACCCAAATCAAGTTCGGTTTGGTGGCGCTTTCTTGCAATTTCCCAATCGGTTCTACGTGTTCTACGGGCAAGTATTTCGAACTTCATTTCAAATTTCACACCGGTTTGTGTCTCAATGGCCAAGGTGCGAACTGTCCACAAAGCCAGGCTGGAAGCTGTTTGCAGATCCCGTCTTTTAACGATTGGCAGCCCGGTAGCGGTGGGCCTTATTCAACAAACCAATTCTGTTCCTGTAATTCGAACGTAGACCATGACAATTTTTGTGGCTGCAAGACCTATGGTGGTTTCATCAAATACAGAACCCCTCTCCTGCAGGCTGTTTCTGGGTCTGGCTCCAATCGGCCGATCCAATGTCCAGGGGGTCAGGTTTTTAGCGTCCACTCATGGTCCGGAGGGGGTACGGCAAGTGGATCCATCGCACTCATCCCGTTATGAACTGCATCACAGCTTTGGCTTTGCGGAAGACAATCCGGAAAACGCGCTGAGGGATTCCATCGGCCTCGGGGACGCTTTCGCGGCGTTCACCTGGGTGACCGGCATCGGCTACATCTGGAAACGCTGGCACGCCTGGCGAGGCACTGGCTGTGGCTGTGCTGCTCGCCGGCATCGCTGGAATATGATCCGGATGCGTCTTCCAATCGCCAAAGTAAAACTCTAGCCTGTCTGCAGTAATTACTGCAAACAGGAGTTTGAGACAATGGAAGATGACGAGTGGGGTTCGGCCTTGATCGATGGCGTTTGGCGGGCTTGCCAGGTGGGCGGCCTTCAGTGGGAAATGGCCGGCTGGCGGGTCAAAGTGGGGTTTGGGGCTTCAGGAGCGGCGGCCGCAGTGAAAAAAGCTGCAATTTCTAATCAGTTCAGGCGTGCGCACCCGACACTTGAGGAGCGGCGATATCATCGCGGCAAATCTCCACCGGTGCATGGCAAGCTGGTTTTACGTAACACCCAACAACTGCCCTCAGTAGCACCGATAACCCCTGGAAGGGTTCCCCCGGTGCTACTGATAACACCCAAGCCCCGTAAAACTGCAGCGAAAACCACCAGAACACACCCGAACTGGGAAGACCTTGGCGGCCGGATCTCGATGAAGATCCCTGCAAACCACCACGCTGTAGCCGTCCGCCTCGCTCAATTGGATGACCGGCCAACTGTCGAACTGGCGATTGCTCGTCTGATCGCCGCCGGCATCGAGTCTCTCCCACCAGCTGTGCAGGACGCACTGCGGCAGGGGGTGGACCTTGACTAATCGAGACGCCCACATCAGCGCCTTAGCGGTTGCCAAGATCGCAGCCATCTACATGGGCACCACTGCCCCTGAAGGCAGCACGCTGGATCCTGGGGCCTTCAGGGCCACCTGCAGCACTGTCAGGAATATCGTTGAAACCCTTACAGCTGAGGCTGACTTTCCTCCAGCAGCTCCAGCAGCACCAGCAGCAGCGCCGGCGGTGGCCGCTCCAGTCCCGCCGGCTGCTGTTCCTGGTCATCCGGTTATCAGGGCAGGGCAGCCCCATGAAGGCAGTCACCCCGATATCCAGGTTCAGATTGACAAGCTGGGGGATCCGAAGACTGCAAAGAATGGAACACCCTTCATCGGCATCAAATCAACAGCAGATCAGTGGTGGAACTGCTGGAATAAAGACGGGGTAGCAGCAGCACAGGCTGCCGGCCCGGGGGGCATTGTCCAAGGCAATGGCACAGTGAAGCGGTCTGATCGTGGCGGCCTGTTCTGCGATTTGAATGACGTTGTATTCGTCGCTGGGGGGGTGTGAAATGCCTGACCTTCAAATGATTACAGTCAAGCAGGCTCAAGTGATAGCCCGCAAGGCTGGCTTGCGGTGTTCACTGCATACCGTCTATCGGTGGGTGAGAAAGGGCCAGGTTGATGGTTACACAGTCGCCGGCAGCTTCAGAGTTGATCAGGCTTCGTTAGAGGAATTCATTAGGCCTGTACCGGTTCGGACAGGCCATGAGATCCGAAGCGGGGGGGTGTGATTTGACATCTCCAGCAGATCAGTACAATGAAAAAAAAGCAGCAGCAGCTGCTACTGCTGAGAACGGATTTTCTGGAGCAGCCCTTAAGGCTGAACCAGGAAAATCAGTTCCAGCAGCAATCTATAGAAAACCAGAAGAACAAGAAGAAACAGCTGCTGCAGCTGTTGCACGTGCATGGGTTGATGCAGCAGTCTTGAACAAGATGTATATGCGCGATGAGCATCAACGGCGGCTGTTGATTCAAGAGGCAGCCGGGCCGGCTGGACGTGCCCGCAGGGCTGTGGAACTGGAAACAGCCAGCATGCTCAAGTTTGGGTATTGCCCTTCAACGAACCGAACCGACTGGAAAAAGGCAATGCAGCGGCTGAATGACATTGCCGACAAGGCTGTGCAGGATGCGGAAGCGCCGGCGGACGATAAAGGCGAGCGCTGGTATCTAACCGATCGATCCTTGGACGTGACGCGCGCCGTCATGACCTATTCGCGACAGGAAGCGGCTGACCGCCAGAGGGAAGGCTGGTCAGTGGTTGGCGTTGACGTTGACGATGAACTGTATCGCGATGAAGAGACCGGCGAATGGTTCAGGAAGTACCTGGATGGTACGTGCCGTCGTCTCGAGATCGGCGGCCTGTCCCACTGGGAAAAGGAATTGAACCTGAAAGCCAGAACGGACGTGATCGCGTGAAATACATCATTGAACTTATCAAGGACGTTTACGGCGCGATCATCTGCGGGTTGGCGATGAGGGAAGAGGAGCGGACGCCCCGAAATGATTAGTTTGATCTTCCTCTACATCGGTACTTGCAGCGCTCTGTTGGCTGTTTGGATCTCCTTCAAGGGTTTGAAAAATGAACAGCAAAGATCCGATATCTATCGTTCCCGCAGCGACTCAAAAGAAGGTGACTTCATTGGTCGCTCAGTTGATCGAAGCAGACGCGGAACTCGATTCGGTGCGCATCATCGCCACGCGAGTGGATCCACGCACGAACCAGGTGCAAGTGATCAATCACGTCTGGGGAAATCGGCTACTCGCAGACACTACCCTGGACCTACTGAATGACCGTGAGGTAGCTAAATACGATTTCGATCCGGAGGCAGATGATGCCGAAGGCGAGTAGAGATAAAGGAAACCGGCGCGAACGTGAGGCCAGGCAGCTGCTTCATGATATGGGGATCAACGCCCGGCGCACGTACTCGATGCAGTCGGCTGCCGGCGGTGCTGCTGATTTGATCACTGAAAACGTCGTTGGTTCCATTGCATGGGAGATCAAGGGTTGTGAGGACTTGAGGCTCACGCAGTGGCTGCGGCAGCTTGACAGGCAGCGTGAATTCCATGCTTCTGCGAGCAACATTCTGGCATTCAAGCAGTCTCGCCGGCCATTCATGTATATGGGGTTTTTGGATCAGCTACCTGCAACCATCAAGGTGCTGAATCCGTTCATCGCTGATGCCTGAGCAATCCTGGAAAGGTGAACGCGGATCGCCGGCTGATCGTGGTTACGACCGCGCATGGGTGAAGCTGCGGAATAACTACATCAAGCACAACCCACTTTGTGAAGCGAGGGGGCCGGCCTGCAAGGGTGCGGCCCGCATTGTTCACCACGTCATACCTATTGAGAAGCGCCCTGATCTGCGCCTGGTCCGAAGCAACCTGATGGCTGTGTGTGACCCATGCCATAGGCAGGCCCATGATGAGCTAGTGCCTGGAACTGTTGTGGCTGTCTGTGGGGCACCAGGGTCAGGAAAGGCAGACTACATACGTCAGCACATGGGTAGCACTGATCTGATCTGGGACTGGGATGCCATCCTCGAGGCTATGGGGTACGGCTATGAGGAGCATATGAGAGCTGGCATCAGGTGGCTGCTGCATGACTGGCGCAGTAGCCTGGTGGCACGTGTTCGCAGGGGAACCATATGCAGGACTGTATGGGTATCAGTAGTTAACCATGGTGCAGCATGCCGGCTGGGGGACCAGCTGCTGGTGATGGATCGCAGCAAGCTGGCTTCAATCAATCAGCTTGAATCGAGAGAGATCGAGCAGTCAAAGCTGCGAGGTTTGATCCAACTGGTTCACGATTGGGACAAGGAATTCAGTATCCATCGAGGCTTCAGCGGACCCCCCCCGGTTCAGCCTGGTGGGGGTATACAAAGCAC